GTAGTCTGGGTTAATCTGCTTGATGATCGGGTTAATTGATTCGGACAGCGGAATTGATGCACCGCGCAGGTTGTATAAGTCTTCAAATGTCATGGCGTAAACGCCGTTGTCCGAAAGGAAAAGAATCTGGTTGCCCACCTGTACAACCGACTTGCGGGCCAAGCAACCCACTTCACGGGTAATCTCCTGCACCACGGTTGCGGCTAGGTCTCCACTGACGCCACGCACAAGGTGGATGGTGTTCCGATTGAAGATGACGAGGTTGTCCTCGGTGAACGGTTGGATGGCCACCACGAAGTCTGCGCCACCCGACGCGATGCGGTAGTTGGCGTAAATTTGGTCGTAGGTGTTGGTGTCCAAGATGTCGGACGCAATAATCTCGTCCCTAATCCCACGGTTTGTAATCGTTGGGGAGCCAGAGCTTCCAGCCATCGTGTACAGGTACGGCATCCACAGACGCCGCTGGTGGTAAATGGCAAACGGCGGGGCGGGCATGTGGCTAAATCCTGTGCCCACGGAAATCTTGCGGCTGTAAACCACCTTATGCGCCCCAAGGTCATCAACGGCAGCAAAGAAGGTAAAACTGTTTGCATTTGGAACCGTAGCAACAACATATCCCGCGCCGTTCTCCACCAACCCAGAAGACCCCTTGTCAATGACGTAAACGCGCTCTCCAACAGTAAGGCCATGTAGCGTCTCATTGACGGTTACAACACCGTCTGAAATTACGGTATTGTTGTTTGCATCCAAGTAGATTGGTTGCGCGTACGCGCCGTTTTCGACTAGGGTAAAGGCAGGAGTTCCGGTAAGAACCCCGTTCCATTCCAGTGCAGTTAACCCATCCCGGAAGATGAAAACCTTATCGAACGCCTGAAGCATACCAACGTCAGCCGAAATGCTTACGCCAGCGGGGTAGTCAATTTCAGTGGATGTTCCATCGGACAACTTGATTGCGTACGCAAACCCATTTGTAGCAATGACAATGTACTCCGTGTTGTTCGTGTTTGGGTCGGAGAAAAGGCATGAGCCATAAACGGCGTTTACAGCGTCATCCTCAAGGCGGGGAGAACCAACAACGGCGGTTCCCGCAATGCTGCCAGAAAGGCCCACAACGGTAATTGTGATTTGGGTCGAGCTAGTTACCGTAATCGGGCGGTTCCCGTTGGGATCGGGTGTAAGGCCGGTAATGCCGGAAATTTCCGCTAGGGTAGCTGTTACAAACGGATGCGCGGTAGCAAAGTTGATGGTAATGACGTTCCCTGCTCGGCTGATCGAGCTAGCCGTTGTATTGGCGTAAAGGTAAAACGGCAGGCGCAGCGCAGCCGTATTGGTCGTAATTTCCGTGTCAAAGTTGGTGATGCCCTTGCGCGGTTGCCATGCCCCACCAAGATCCATGCGCCCATTGGACGAGTACGCTATCTCTCCGGGCTGAAGCTGGTCTGGACGAAGCCGCGCATTTACGCGGTTAAACGCGACATCACCCTCGTCAACCATAACGTTGTCAAGGGAACCATAGTTGCTGTACCTCGGCATGTTTTTAGTATAGCCTAAGAATTAGCTTCACTGTGGCAGATTACCGGTACCTCGCTGTTTTCTTGGCAATGGCTTTAGGCTGCGGGACAAACTGCTTACCGGCCTTCATCCCCTTGCGCTTGGCGCGGTTTGTCGCGCTCTTTTCAGCGGCAGTCATGGACTTCCACGCGGCGTCTGGAAGGTAGCGTTCGCCAGTTTTAAGGCTGGGCTTTCCCGAGTTGGTGCGCCATGCCTGCCTAGACCAGTCTCGTAGGCTACGCTGTTGGGGTTTCATTTGGACGTGGTAAGGGTTTCACTTAGACGTGGTGTAGCCCCCGCCAGCCTTCTTGTACTTCACGGCTAGAAGCTGTGCCTTGCGCGCCGACCATTGGCCCGGACGGCCACCCTTTGATCCAGACTTGATGGTCTGGAACAGCCGCTTACGCATGGTGGGCTTCGTGTAGACGCCCGCCGAGTTGACGGTAGAGCGTTTCACTTGCACTTCTTCCGCTTGCCGTACTCCATCATGCGCTCGCGTTTACCCTCGTTCTTTTCGTGGCGCATCTTCTGCTTGCGCGAATTGTACTTCTCTTTGCCTTCCATTTTTGCGTACATGGTATTAACAGTTCCAAGCCTTTCGGCTCCAGTAGTTTGCGCTAAGTTTGTTGCTTGTTCCCTTAATCCCACCAGACCTAGCGCAGTAACTTTTCTTGCGGGCAGGGATTGATTTCTTAATGGTCATGTTGGCATCACCAAAGCGTACAACTCGCTCCTGACCGCCTTGGCATCCCTTGACCACAAACTTCTTGCCACCTTTAACGTCCCGTCTAGGGCTATTACAGGGCAATTGGCGGGGGTTTAAGGGCATGGTAGCGGTTTGAGGAGAAAACCTCTTAAAAGGGCTTTAATGGGCGTTTAAAGGGCAACGGGCGGGTTTAGGGCTCAATGTTGGTACCTTACAAATTGGCGTCTTCCTCGTTCTCCTTGCTTTGCTTTTGCCGAATCCTGTCCAAGTTGTTGGCCTGCTTGATAATCCACCAGCAGGAGACCACACTAACCGCCAAAGACGCTACAAGCGCAAAGATGTGCAGTACATCCGTAACCATCTGCATGCTGGCAAGCGTCGTAGACCAGCTAAACAAATTAGCGGCAAAGATTTTCATTGGCTGTAAATTGTCGTTCATTTGGTAGAAACGGTCTTAGGCCGTGATCCAAACCACCATGTGAGCGCAGTCGCAGCGGTAAATACGAGGTCGGACACCAGTGCGGTGCGGGTCACAGGGTCCAGATTACCACGAAACGCGAGAAGCGAAATGACGGCAGCGAGTGCCCACGTCAGAGCTGGGCGCGTGAAGCGGCGGAAGGAATCGACTACCACGGCAAGGTTTGCCGCCCAAGGGGCAGCTTGTGCCGGGATGCCCACAGAGTCCTCGTTAGCCGACTGCTGGGAGGTTGTGAAAGCCTTTAGCTCCTCCTCCTTAATCTTCAGCTCCGACAACGCCTTGGCCTTCAGGATGTCCACCTCAGCGTTCTTGCGGTGCGTGTAGCTCTCGAACCACTTGTCCCCAAAGCTCAGCACCTTTCCGAGAATCGTGCCGCCTAATGCTGATGAGAGAAAGCCGAGCATATCAACCTTTGCGCGTCGTCAAATAACGGAAGCAGAAATAGGGGAACCAGATGATCCACGGGATGCGCCGGATCTTCACGTTGCTGGCGATCACCTCCGGCTTGTCAGCGTTCCAGCAGGTGACGCGGATGGGTGAGCCGTCCTCCGACACGCACGCTTTGATCAGCCCGTTGCGCGTGGGCTTGCGCCCCGGCGTCCAATAGTTGTCGAACTGCCCGAGCTCAATGTCGGTCTGCTTGCCGCGCCCAATGGTGCAGCCGATGAATCGCCAGCCGTCGATTGAGCCCTTGATTGTCACGGCAGACACGCCTGCGCCTGACGCCAGCGAGCACGCCCGCCACTCGTAATTCGCTCCGCGCACGGCATCGACGCAGTTCTCTCGGCCTGCCACGATATAGCGACCGTTGATTACCGCGTTCGTGCAGTCGCTGAACTTCATAATGTCATCGTAGTCCTGCGGATTCGGCGGGTTCACGAAGCCCGACGTGTCGGGGTTGTTCCCGTAGTACGACTGCCAGTTGGCGTCAGGTTGATTTCTCGATGACATCGGCGGCAGGCTTTGGCTTGAGCTCCTCGGCTAGTTCAGACGCCCACTTGCGGAGAGCTTCGTGCTGGTCGGCGTTCAGAGCGGCGATGCGAGAGGCTGCGTAGAGCTGCTGGAGCTTGTCAAGGGAGGTCATGTTAGTTGGATTCGAGTGCGAATACGCGGGCGCGTAGTGCCTTATTTTCCTCGGCAAGCTCCTGCACCGCTTTGAGGATGCCGTAGCTGAGGTCCGTCTGGTAAATAGCCTTCAAAGGCACCTCGTCAGTACGCGATGGGTCGAAGCCGTCCGCATCCACAAACTCTGGAGCCACCGTCTCAACTTGCTGCGCGATTACGCCGAGATTATAGTCGTCGTGCGTCTGGTCTTTGTATTTGAACTTCACCACTTCAATCGCGCACATCTTATCGAGGTACGATTCGACCGGAATGATGGCGGTCTTCACTCGCTCGTCAGAGAGATTGACGTCGTTGGCCTGATAGTTGGCGATGCCTCCGTTTGATCGAACCGCAAACCGGGTCGCCCCGGAGTCGTAACAGAACAGCATCTCATTGCCGGTGTCGTTCGGGGCGGCGGCTGAATAGTTAACGACCATGCCGCGATTGCTCGACGCGCTTGTGCTTTGAACGCTCCACGTCCAGTCGCCAGCTCCCGCCCGCACAACACTGCTACCAGATGGAACGCCAGCGATGGTTGGCGCGGTGGCAGTTCCGATTAAGACGTTGCCTCCTGTCGTAACGGTCATCAAGTTCGAACCAGCACCTCGAAAGACCAAATTATTGGTGCCTGTTCCTGCTGGTCCGATGTTCCATCGTTCCGCGCCAGACCAATTCATCGTGATTCCTGTGTACCCAACGTCAGCGCCGCTGCTGTCGCTGTCTCCCGTAATCGTGAGCACTGTTTGGCCGGTGGAAGACAAGTGCAACTGGCTAGCCGGACTTGCAGTCCCGATGCCGACGTTTCCGCCAGATGCTCCACCTGTAATAACAAACGGCGTCGTGCTTCTTGTAGCATTGACGACACCAAAATCGTTCGCGGCTACTACACCGGCTCCAATCCTAAATTGGTCGTTTGTGGTTGGCGTAAAAGTTATCTGAGACCCGCCTGCTGTGTTGCTAAAATTAGCTACCGAGTTTGCGGCAGTTCCTTTGACTTCTAATGGCATACTCGGACTCGCAGTCCCGATGCCGACGTTGCCGCCCGCCAAGATGATAAGCCGGTCAGCAACGCCGACCTCGGTAATGCCGAATTGACCGCTGCTGCCGCCACCGACGCGCCATTGCTTGTTGCTCGCGCCGCTGTTGGTGTTTATCCAGCCGCTATTTGCGACGGTGTTCTCAAGCGCGCCGGTGACGGCGAGGCCGGTGGAGGTAATGGACGCAACAACCGTCCCGCTTGTCGTGGTGTTGTTCGCGGACGCGGCGAAGTAATGACCCGTCGCAGAGTTCTGCGCGGCTGACCCGCCGCCGTAATAAATGTCGTTAAGAGTGGCCGTGGAAAACGGATAAAAGACTAGGAAATCCTCCTCCGCGTTCGTGTAGTGCTTCACGACTACCTTCGCGTCTTTCGTCGTAGCGTTTGTGCTGTTGCTCGCCATCGTGAGCGCACCAATAGTGCCGATGGCTGAGATGCCACCCGTCGCGCTCAACGTCGTAAACGCACCCGTGCTCGGCGTGGTGGCTCCAATCGTCGTCCCGTCAATCGTCCCGCCGTCGATGTCCGCCGTGTCCGCGACGAGCGAGTCAATGTTCGCCGTGCCGTCGATGTTCAGATTGCGCCACTCGTGGCCGACAATCCCGAGGTCGTAGGTGTCGTCGGTCGCTGGGTTGATGTCGGACGCCACCCGAGCGTTGAAATTGACCGTGTCCGCGTTGCTGCTGCCGAGCACCGTATCGTCGTTTACCGTGAGATCGGTGGTCGTGAGCAAATCCGCATCGCTGATGGTTACGCCGGAGTTTTGTACCAGCTTGCCGGTCGTGCCATCAAAGCGCACAACAGCGTTGTCAGTCGAAGACGCAGGACCAACAACATCGCCGCCAAGCGACGGTGCGGAGTTGGTCACTGTAAAGCTCGGATAGCTGCCGCCGACACTAATTCCCGTTCCCGCCGTCAGCACCACTGTCTGATCCGGTGCCGTGTTCGTGACCGTAATGCTGCCAGACGACGTAATCGGCCCACCGCTTACGCTTACACCAGTACCAGCGGTCAAGTCCACACTCGTAACCGTTCCCGCTCCATTGGTCGTCCACTCAACATCAGTTGCCCCAGCATTAACCGTAAGCACCTTGCCCACATTACCCGTGTAATCGGGCAGTAGGTTGTCTCGCGCCCCCGCCGCGCTGGTAGCACCTGTGCCACCATTAGCAATTTGAAGGGTGCCCGTAATCGCGTTAAGCGAGTCAGGCGTGTCCAGCAGCAGGGTTTTGAAGACGTCCATTTTACAGGTAGTTAAGCTCTTGAGCCTCAATCACGGCATCGGTTGATGCCTCACGAATGGCCCGCGCCTTCGTAATCATCTGCCGTGTCCAATACGCTGAGCTGCCAGAAGGCATTTTGAAACCAATGCTAGCCGTAGGGTCCGTCACTGTGTCAAAGGTAACACGAATGTCCGCCCCGCCAACCTGAACAAGAACATGCGTCGTATTGCTGTTCAGCGTCCAGTTCAGCACATTCTCCGCAGCAGCCCCAATTGTGTTCTGCCTGTGAATGGTGCCATCTTGGGCAATCGCCTGAGACGGTGTATTTACGATGCGTGCGTTAGCCATGATCTTTAGACGGTAAAGGGTGAAGCCTGAACAGCAGCATCTGTGCTGGCAGCGCGGATCATCTTGGCCGCATCAGCCCGACGGGCGGACCAGAAGTCATTGTAGCCGCTCTTAAACATGTGCCCATTGCTGGCTGTTGGCGTAGAGCCATCAAACGTAACCATAATGTCGGCACCCTGAACATCAACAAAAACAAACTTTGTGTTCTCGTTGTAGAACGTGGACGCAAAGCTCACGGCGGCAGTTGACACCGCAAGCCGCTGGTCGGCCTCTCCCGGCGTCGGGACTGGATAAAGATTAACTGAAAATGTGTTAGCCATAAATTAACGCGATTGACGTGAGATGTATGTTGAAATGCGCCGGTAAAGCGAGTTGTTGTTCCTCTGGGTCTCTGCCTTTTCCAATTCTATCATTAGGTATTGCTGGGCAACCTGCTCCTCCGCCATAGCCTTTTCAATCTGGCCATCCATTCGCAGGAAGTCTGCATAAGCTGCATGCGCCACATACTGGAAGAACTCGTCCGGGATGTCCGTGGAGTTTACCGTAAATGGCACGCCAGAAGCCTTAATAAAGCCAACCCAGAAGCCGTCAAGGCTACTGTAGTTGTTAATGACGTGCGCCCCATCGAAGTCCACATAGAACTCGTACTCGTTCGCGGAAACGATGTTCAGGGGGTTGTTCGCCCAAATGCGGTTGAAGGACTCAATCTCTGGGATGGCCACCGCAATAACCGTACCGCTGCCCGTGTACGTCTCGCTGCCTGTCCCCGTAGTCAGCTCGTAGGTAAACGTGTCATTGGCCACCGTTGTGGTGTCAACGCCCGTAACCTGAAACGTACCATTGGGCGTAACCGTTCCAGACAGCCCAGCAACCGTAACGTACATCCCATCAACGAAGTCCACCGCAGTAGAGCACACAGCCGTAACCGTTGTGCCGCTGCGTGACGCTGATGTAATCGACTTGCTCGATGGGGTAAAGGTTCTAGCAATCACCCCATCAACCGCAGGACGCGCCTGCGCCCCAATAATGTAACGAGGCCACACCTGACTAGACCCGTAAGCCTGCCGAATACGGCGGTTTACGAAGTTCAGGATGCTGGTCTGCTCGTTGCTCGTGAAGTTTGAAACGCCGCAAAGCGACCTAATCAAACTAAAGAGGTCAGTGTAGGTTCTATTGGTCACAGTTTATTGGGCGAAAGGTGGGGGAACTTCTTCTGAAAATACTGCATGAACTCGCGGGAATGCAGCTCCTTGTGGCCGTACTTCTGCTGCATGCGGAAGAACTCCCACTCAGGGATAACGCCAATGCAACGACCCAGACCGGGCAAATCCTTCTTCTGGACACGCTCCCGAGCCTGCTCCGCAGCCTGCATCTCCTTAGCTTTCTCCATCTCTTTCTTCAGCTGCATGCCAGTCTTAATCTCACGAATGAGGGCATCATGAATCTGCCCGTCGTGGTACTTGGGAAACGATGTAATTAACTCCATAAAAAAGGGGCCACCCGTATAGGTGGCCCCCATTATAACAGACTCCTGATTCCTTAGACTCGGGAGAAGTCGATCACCTGAAGGGCGATCACAATCTCACCAGCCGTAATGGAAGCAATAGCCGCATCGTTCACCTCGATAACAACCGGGGTGGCCGTAGCAACCATCTTGACCGGCAGAACGCCACCCGCGATGGTCGTTGTACCAGCAGACTGAACGAACGCATCGCCAGTGTTGGCGACGGGCGCGGTCATGGCGTCAACGTCAAGAGCGTCGATGAACTCGTCCGGGTCGGCCAGAGTTGTGCCAACGTCGATCACGAGAGAAGTCGAGCCAACAATGGCTGTCTTCTCCCAGACTACGCAGGACAAAACACCGGAACCAGCCGGGAGCTTGAACAGGTTCTTCTGACCACCGTTGCCGATGGCCTGAAGATCCGTGAAGGACAGCTTAGCAACATAGTTGATAAGCGTACCAGCGGACTCGTTAATTGTCAGTTGTGGCATTTGATTTATTAGCTGAGGGCCGTGATCTTGCCGTGGGCACCGGGATGGTTGACCAGCAGCGTGAGGGTTGTGTCAACATAACCACGCTCGCCACCACCGAGGTTTGGCAGGCGGGTCGAACCGAGGCCGATCAGCTCCGCCACACCGTAGTAGTCGGGGTTGACCAGATATCCGCTGTCCTTGTTAACCGTGTCTGGAGCGCAGTCAGGGTTCATGTTGACGATGCTGACCATACCATGGTCAGACTCGTACATCTCAACCGCGAGCTTGATGGTCTTGCTGTCCGCGGTCTGTGTAACCTGACGGTACACCGTGTTGGTGCTGCCGGAGGTACGGGCGTAGTCAGCAATGACGCGACGAAGAGCCGTGTCAGCAACCAGCGTGAGGTTGTTCGTTGTGCCAGTCACGCGATAGATCGACGTGATGAGGTCATTGAACGCGCTCTCGGTCAGGGCACCGGAAGCATGGATCGAGGCAGCAGGAGTGCGGAAAGCCGCCGGAACGTCCGATGGGCCAGCCGAGTCAATCCAGTCACCGAGACCACGCACACTGTAAACGGTGCCAGCACCGTCTTCAGCCGCACGATCATTTGTGGAGCACAGGGTCGCTTCCACGTCACGCTTGATCTCGCGGACAGCCTTGGCCTCAGCCTGAGCAATCTTCGCGGGACCAACGGACTCCACAGCGTTCTGAAGATCAGAAACCATGAAGTCGCGGCGGAACTTCTGGACGTAATTGCCCAGACGAGCGCGACCGCTGAACTTGTCGGTAAAGGAGGTGACATCGGCACCCTCCGCAACGCCGGTCGTAACCGGAGCCGAGAGGCTGTCAACTGTCCACTCAACGAATGTCGCACTCGCCTTGCTCTTTGGAGCAGACGAAAGGACGGGGGTCTCCTCGGGAGCGAGGATGGTCAGGATATCCGTGAGGTCTTCACGGTTGGAGACACCAGAACCGGGATTGGTTGTGTCGAATGTATTAGAAAAAGCCATGATGAATAATTACTATTTACGTTTAGAATGCTGTAGGGCGCGGAGAGCAATGAAGTCTGTCGTAGCACCAGATGAGCTAAACCGTTGTTGGATGTCTTTCACGGCCTTGACGGCGCGTGTCTCAGGCTGCTCGCTCTGGGCTGAGCTGCTTGCCTGCATCGAAGGAGGATTAAGACGCGCAGACGGCTTTGACTCGACAATGGGCCTGCGCCCGTAAATCGAGTTTGCTGCGTGGGCCACCATGTATTCCATGTAGGGCTCCAGATCGGGAACAGACTCCATTGCCTTTTTAAGAAGAGGACTCTCCTTTAGGATTTCGTACTGTTTCCGCACATCGTTGTCATCGCCCTGCATCCAGTTAAGCTCTGTCTTAATCGCTTCCGAAAACTGCTGCTTAACAGCAACGCGATTCTGACGGGCATTAACCTCTGCAAGTTGAGCCGGGAGGAAGTCCTTGCGAGCCTTTTGAGAGTCTCGCATAACCTTACGCACCTGCGCCTTAGTGTAGTCCTTGCCATCAATTGTGGCCACAATGTCTTCGGCACCGAGGTGCTCGTTGTGCCACAGAATATCTTCTGCCCACTCAATGGCCTCATCCACTTCCTTGGCTTTGGCTTGAAGTTTCTCCACCGTATCAATGTCACCAAAAGGATTGTTTTCAATCTTCTTGGTTTCCAGTGGATCTTTCTGCGTATCCCGCTTGACTAGTTCCTGCTTCAGAGCATTAAGCTGTTCCTCGGCTTGCCTACGTTTTGCGGTAAGCTCACCGTATCGGGCTACTGCGCGACTGCCCAGCTTTTCAGCTAGTTCGCGCAAATCCTGCTCTGACATGGACTCTAAGTCAATCTCCTTACTTGACTTTGAAAGAACATCCGACTCCTCTGCGGGCTGTTGTTCGGACTCGTTAACGCTCTCCGCCTTCGGCGCGTTACTGGTCTCGTTCTCAGGAGCTTCCTGTGAACGATTTTCCTCAACCTCCTGCTGAGTTACCGGCTGTACAACCTTAGCGTTAATTACCTCGGAGCTAATCTTGGGCTCCCCAATAACTCCCGCTTTGGCCGCTTTGCGCTGGTGTGCGTACATACCGAGCGCAAGGTTATCTGACTGTTCCACTGCATTTTTGACACCCGCAGCGTTGGGTGATTGGACTTCATTAGACATAGTTCGCGCTCTCTATTCGCCGGAGCGGTTGCGATGGGGCATTATAACGCACCTTTTTGGTGCTCTAAAAAAGAGCCTACTGCATGCCCTGACGCTTCCTAAACAGGATGTCTTCTGCTTTGCACATCTTCAGGATTTGGTCGTACACCAATATCTGGCCTGAGATTTGTTGCATCTTTTCAGTTGGGGCATCGAACAGAGCGGAGATGCAAGCCTCGCGCTCTTCGCTAATTGATTGCAAGAAGTCCGCAAACTGCGAAACGTGAGACAGGTGATCCAACGATTTTTCTAGTGACATAATTTACTACTGAGGCATTGCCTGAGTGTTCACGTTGCCCATAGCCGCTGGCTGTGTTCCAATGCGCCCAATCTGGGCGTTCTGGGCCTGCTGCATCTGGAACGTGTACTGCGCGGAGTACTTTTCGAGACGGCCCCGGAAGGACTCGTCCTGCTGCAAACGCTGCGCCACGTCCGGCTGCTGGGCGTACTGCTGGAGGATTTGCAGCGCAATTTGCGCCCCGTTAGGACGGGCGGGCATTTCAATGCCAGCGAAGATTTTGGTAAGGTCATCCGTAACACTCTTGACCACCTGCTGCTGCCCTGAATCTGCGGGCTGAAGAATAGAGTCAGCGGCAATTGGATCAATGGCGTTAGCAGACATTTCAAGAAGCGCGTCTGGGTCAATTCGCCCATTTCGATCAAGCTGCATCAGGCTCACAAGCTGGTTCAGCTTGGACTCCTGCGTTTCTGGATCGGAGTTCAGAACGTCGTAGGCAATAACGATGTCGAAGTTCTCGTCAGGGTTGCCCTTGTCGAAACGCATTGGATCGGGCACGCCAGTAACGCGGAAGAACACCTGATCGGGACCAAACCGCTGGAAGCAGCGGAAAGTCATCTTAATCACTTCTTGAACGTGGCTAAGGAACTTGTCCAAGATGAACTGACGCTTAACCCCAGACAGCGGGTCATTTGCGCTAAGGCCAACCAGCCGGTCAGCCACGTCGATCAGGGTGCGCTCCATCTCAACGGAGCCGGGGTTGTACTGCGGCGTAGGGCCAAACTGGAACTCACCGCCACGGCGGTATGGCACAAAGCGGCCCGGTCCCCAGTCGCTGGGGGCGTTGCCCACAGGGTGCATGATCGGCGGCAGGGTGGCCATCGAGTTGCGGTCAATGCGGCTATCGCGCTCCACCTTAACCTGCCACTGGATGCCACGCAGCGTGTCGGACATGCTCTGCACATCGTACACGCGCTTGGACGCCTCACTAAGACGGGTAACTACCACCGGGTAGTCCTCGTATCCGTTCATCAGCTCAAACTTGGCATAGGGCTTAACGTCGCCCATCTTGGCCGAAAGCTCGCGGTGGAACACCGTGCAGTAGATGCCCTCGGAATTGTCAATTGGGTCAATCAAACGCTGGTAGCCATAGACCACCTCAACCAGTTCGTCGGCCTCGTAAACAACGTCATCCCACAGCAGGGTTTTGCGTGTGTTGTTCTCCTGACCAATCGTGTCCACGTTAACGCCCTTGTAGTGCTCAATAACGTAGTCCACCCACTCCTCATCCCAGCCCTCGGTAGCAACCTTGTTCTTTAGCTCTTGGGCGGTAAAATAGGTGCGCCAGAAGCAGAAGGGGGCACGCTGCGGATCAGCAACGTAGGACGGGAAGAAGAAGTCGCCATCAGGGGTAAGGGCCTGAACCAGCGGGGCATCCACCTGCCTACGGCTTACCGGAATCTCGGCAACGCCGGTCTTCCGCAAGTCCTTCACCGCTTTTCTTGCCCGCTTTTCGTTTATCGAGGGATAAACCGACTTGAGCAGATCAACAACCTGATCGTCAGCAATCCCATCCACAATGGCCTGTCCAAGCTGCGGATCGTTCTGGGCAATCTGGTCGAGGTTGAGGCTCTGCAAGAAAGTGCGGTCCTCGCGCTGCCAGCCAACGTAAGTGATAGCAATGCCGCGCTCAAGCATGTGGTTGCACGAAGCCTCCATCTCCTTCTTGAAGCGAGGAATGTAGCTGCTGACCATCCACTTCAGGAACGAGCTGATAACACGGGCGCGGGCCATGTCCCCCATCTCCACGGGGTAAGCGCGGATGTTCGCCCGCTGCATGGACGACATAAGCAGCGAGACATAGCTGTTAATGCGCTCATCAATGACGTGCGCCTCAGAGTCAGACGCGCCCTCCCATGGGAAGGCATCCGAGCCATGCTTGCGAAGATCCCGAGTCTTACCCGGCCAGATGTTGTTGCGGTCATCGTAGCTCTGGCGGCACTGCTGGAAGTAAGGCTCTAGGTCGGCAAGCGTGTTCTCGTATGCACGACGCAGAGCGTTTACGTTAGGCTCTTTCTCTACATACGTCAGGGATTTCTCGTCGTTGTCGGGAATCATAGGTTTTTGAACTTGTCGATAAACTGGCCAACGGCCCTATGCGTGAAGGTGGGGTGTACCCCAATCTTCTCGCAAATGGTACGCGGCTTCAAATTGTCTGGGTTGCCGGTAAGCTCTCTGTAAAGAATCTCGAACCCCAACAGGCGATCCACATGGGCATCAATCCAGTCGTCATCGCACGTCTCATCCCATGAGGGATGCGTGGCGGTAGGTCGTTCCTGTATTGTCTGTAATGGCATGAACCGGGAATTTCTTGTTCTTGAGTTTACCACGCAACTTTGGTGGAATCAGGATGGCGCGTTTACCGCCAACGCCTTGTATGTTTCCATAAATCCAACGGGGGTTCGGAGCATCGTGAACGTAGTCCGCTTGCAGGACATCTGGAGAAAACTCCGGGATGTCCATGGCCAGCCTAATTTTTACAACGGCACCCTCGGTGAACCATGTGTTCTTGCCGTGGCCCGCGTAGTCTTCGGGCGTAAGTTTCTTTGCTTTGAGTAGCATGAGATCGTTGACGTTAACACCAAGCTCCTCTGCTAGTTCTGTAATTTTAACCTTCATTAGTATCCGCCCTTTCTTTTTACTGCTTTCATGGAAGTTTCTTCAATGTAGTCCAAACGATGAACCGCCGCGTATCTGATCACGTCGACAGGATCTTTCAGTGGGTGCTCGCGGCTGCTGCCGTCGTATTCTTGCAGGGCCAAGATGATGTTTTCGCATCTGTCTGAAACGTAAAAATGAGGGCGGTTGTTTGCGTCGATGGGCCTACTCATGTCATACGAAAGCTTGTCTTGGATGGCTTGGATTCCCGGCTCCTCGTCAATGCCCGGAGCTGGCACCGTGATCAGGCCCTCTCGGCTCAGGTCTGAAATGTAATCGCTTTGCCCGCCGTGCTCACTGGAATATTTTGTTGCCCCCATTCGCGGATCAATAATCCGCTCAAAGACCTGTTCGCCCTCTTCAATCGTTCGGATGAGCTCAACGTAATCCTTAACCCCGTATCCAAGCTTTTGCTTGCAAGCTTCTCCGTTGACCCACTTGCCACCACGCTCCACCGCCCAGTCCCCGTGGGTTGAATCCGGCCACTCCCTGTAAACGTACCAAGTGTCCGTTGCGTCCACGGCTATCCAGCACATGAACCACGGCTTGCTCCCGGCGGGGTCAATGACCATGTACCGCGTGCATTTGCCAATGCGGCCCATAAGCTCGTCGTGCTTGACCACGTTGATCGTCGATTGAAACTTAGGGAACCGCGTCGATATGTTTCTGGTCGGTACGCCGTAAAGAGCCGTCAGGGAATAGTTGTCGTCGTTCCTTGCCGCACACTGCTCCAGAAGGTTTATGTAGCCAGACCACGGATTGTCTTTGGAATGGAAATAACAAATGGCCGTGTTCATGGACTCATTCTCTTGGTAGTACGGCACCTTTTGCGGAAAGGCCAACCCCTCCGAAACGCTCCTTGTTTCCACCGTCTTGGCCCGCTGCCTAAAATACTTAACCGTTTCCGTCTCACCGTCTTTCGGTGTAAACGAAATTAAGAGCTTGGCATTAAAGGTGGCCAGTCGTATGTAGAGGCGATCAATTAGGTCCATGCCCATCAGGTACTCGTCCAGCCACGCCCCAATGTTGTGCGTAACCGGCTCCCGGCACCCAAGCTCCATACCCTCAAGGATGGTATCGTCCTGCATCCATTGCGTGTAAAACTTAAAGATAATCTTAGACCCGTTGGGCAAAACTAAGGCGTTGTCCGTAAAGCCGTTCTTAAACGAGAAGTTGATATTGCCAACAGACGACAGCACCCTTGTCTTAAACTCAGACGGTAGCCACTGGTACACCGCCGACTGCTGCACCAGCACACTAATTTCTTTGTTCTGGCTAAAGCAAAAGATTAGCGACTTTGGATTGTCCATTGCCGATCTGACAATCTGGCGAGCGCAATACTGGGTCTTCCCACTTCGGTTGGCACCAAACAAAAGCAGGGTCTTGAAGTTGGACAATCCGGTGTCGGCGTATCCCCAATGCGGTAGGCTAAACCCGTAACGATACGGATCTTTCTCAGCGTTTTCGATGGCCTCATGGTACGCATCGTAAATTTGCAATAACCGCTCCGGGTCCATGACAGCCATCTCCTCCTTTGTCGGAGGCTTCAAAACCGGGTGCTCTCTCCACTTCATTTCCATGGCACCCCTATTCCTTAACCGGCGTTACATCAACCATCAATGACCCGTTCTTCATCTCGTTCCGGGCCTCATCAATCATACGCTTGGCCTCCTCAATCGACATCTTCTTGTGAGTGTGCTCAACGCGGGTCACGTTCTCGCCGAGGGCCGCAAAGCCCTTGTCCTGCGCTATTGCATATGGTATGACAAGATCCTTTAGATTCACCTTGCTTAGCTGGCTGTCGTCAGCCGCCAGCATCTTCAGCTTCTTCATGGCCAGCATACGCAAACCCTCAGCCATCTCAAAGCCATCTATCGCAAGCATCTTGCGCCGCTTCTCAATCGTGTCGGGGTGCCTAGCCTTCAGGTTTACCAGCGCCGAATAGTTCAGCCCAGTAATCCCAGCAATCTCATCATACGTTTTCCCCTCCGCAATAAGCTCTAAAGCAGTCGCGCACTCAGCAGGCATGCGACGCTCCACCAAATTGCCAGACCCCTTGGCCTCAGCAATTGCCGTGGCCGTAATCGTAGCAATGTAACCGTCTTTCAATTAGTCAAATGTACTTGTTACCAAACCTGCGTGCGCTTGTACTCCAAGGCATAACAAAGGTTACGTCCATAGACACTGGACCAATGCACATCCAAATCATCGCCTCATCCTTGTGGCAATAACCATTGCGCGTGTAGCTTACGTTAGCACCAATCGAAATGCGGTCGATGTCGTAGTCAAGGGACAGCAATCCAAACCCAAACCACACTGACAAGTATCTGTGCGTTCTCATGCCCTCACCGCATCAGACTTGCAAATGGTTGTCAAGCCCTTCCAATGTCCGATAGATCAAACGGCATTGCACCTATTGCCTGATAAATCAATCAAAGCCGAAAACATCCCCCAAACTTTCGGCGTACGCATTACGGCAACCCTACCTCCACTTTGCGCCTCACTTTACCCCACCCCCTTAAGTTTGCTTGACACACTTTCGATAAACCCCTTAAAACCCCGTTAGGGGCGCACAACGTGCGATCCGAGGCTTGGGGCCTCGGTCTTGTTAGAGCGCCACAGCCACGCATTACATCTTACGAAGTAGCCTTTTACGGATTTTTTACCAAGGGCAGGTTACTAATATATGTGTCGCACCCCCAACCTATGCAAGATGGCCCCCCCCCGGTATGCAGGTGGTGAGCGGAGCGAAGGTGGTTAGGGCGGTTTTAGGTAGGTGGCGAGCAAAGCGAGCGCTAGGTAGGCCACTACTAATGCAGGTAGTGAGCGATAGCGAACGCTCGGTTCCCCTCTACTTAAGTAGGTAGTGAACGGAGCGGAGCGGAGTGAACGGTCTTCCGGCGATTTTTTGGGGCTGTTGCAAGCGGTCGGCGGCAGTTTGTTGCGCTTTAGCGGCACCACGGGGAATGGATTACCACGGCCTGCTCTGTGATCTGGGCATGCGGAAGCCGCACCGTAGTAAAACCACAGTGCGGCTGTTTGCGCGGAGGTCGGCGGAACCCTAGTCGAAGCGAAGCGGAGACCAGGGTGTAGCTGACCGGAGCGGGAATCGGTCCAGTCAGGAGCGTTGCGCTACTGCCTGGACGGATTCCGGTTTGGTGGTTTGGTGGCTAGTCATGGATGTCGGGGTCTTTGCCCTTGTCGACCCAGATGCAAATGATCCAGAAGAGACAGGCGAGGGCGATGGCGTAGAAGCCGTCGGAGATTCTGTCATATATGTCGCGCATTTTAGTGTGTGAATTAGTCGAGTGATTATGCGTTGTCGAAGGTTGACTGTCGCCAGTTGGTGGTCGCGTCCGTGGTCCGTGCGGGCCAGTCCTGAAAGGCGCGGCTGGCTTGGTATTGGGCGGATGCGCTCACTGCGATCTTGGGAGTGAAGTGGGCGGTGCGCGTGTGGAGTCCGTCCTTGTAACGGAAGTGCGTATTGTCGCGGATCTTCCCTGAATACTTTGCGCCGGTTGCGGCGAGCACGCTTTCGTTGGTCGCGAACGCAAAGGCTCCGTTTTTGAGCACGCCGCCAACTAGAGGGGCGCGGGAGTCGCGAACGATGTCGAGTGTCCAGTGGTTCTTCGGGCGAGCCTCCAGCAGGGCAAAGGCGTAGTAGCCGGTGACATCGTTTTCCAGCGCTACGGTGCCCTGACTCTGGAAGGCGTGCGTCAGGATCTCGCTGTCGCACGTTGTTTCAACGTTGTGGTATCGGTCTGACGCAACGACGCCGTTGTGAATCAAGGCGGAGGAGCCGACAAGCATCGGGTGCGTGTTCTCTGGGCTTACTCCGCACGTTGCGGTGCGGGCGTGGATCAGGAGTGGGCCGCCGTTGCTGGTCGAGAAAGCGCCGTCGGTGAAGCCGTCGAAGAAGTCAGGCAACGACTCGCCGGGCGACGTCGTTGAAGATTTGATGTAACGGAGGGCGCCGCGAGGGCTGAGCCAAGCGGCTCCGAATCCGTCCTTCTCGGTTTTTGACATGGCGGTCCAGACGTCGGTGACGGTTTCGATCAGGCGCTTCGGGTCGTGTTTAAGGATGATGGCGATTTTGCACATGGTGATTATTGGGTCGATTGTTATTCGTTTTCGGTCGTGGCCGCGCCGGAGTCAGGATAACTGCCGGGGTTGAGGAGGCGGTGACGGGCTCGCCAGTAATTTTTGTCCCACTCGCAAAGCGGGATTGATTCTAGACCCGCGAGGGTCGTGGTCAGCTTGGGGGTGGGCGGTGGGAGTACCGCCAGCAGCTCCAGCAGCCGGAGCCACATCGTGATTTTGGTCTGGTCTATCGTGGCGGAGTGCAAGCGCACCTCGATGGTGTTTTTGCCGTTGGTCTGTACGGAGACGGCGCAATACCGGCCACTGCGCACATCTAGGTTGCAGTAGACGTTATCTCGGCGGGAGAGCGGGACAAGCTCGATCAACAGCGCGAGCCACTTCGTCATGTTGCGCTGCATCTTTTTGCGTGTGTTGATGTCCAGATGCCGAGCGTCAAGGTGAACATGCAACCCGCAGCTGCGGTTGGTGGAAAAGCCGACCGCTTCGAGCGTCTTGCAAACTCGGGTCAGGCGCTGGTCGAACGTGGCGCGGTCGAGTAGGATCTTCACCTCTGCGGGGGTGTGGTTGGGGAGGATGGTGCGGATGCTCCCGTCTGAAACTACTCGGGTGTAGTATGGAAGGTAATCAGAGAGCGAATCGTGGTCATATGGGGACGTGCCCTCGATTTCTATTCCTAGCGCTCGGCTGTAGCCGTAAAGTCCAGAGTCTTGGGGCGCGAGGTCAATGGAGCGGGCACGCTGAACGATTGTGCGCGGTTCTCTTGGCTGGTTTTCGGGGTAGCGGCGGAAGCCGATCGCGGTGTACACCGCATGGCGTAGCGAAGCGCCGAGCGCTTTTGCACGAACCACGCTTCCAATATGGCGGCGGGCCAAGCGGCTTAAACCCACGGGGCATGACCGGGGGTGAATAAACCAGATTTCCGAGTTCAGGAGGTAGCCGCAATACACATCGCTTTCAGCGGATTCCGCTCCGAAGGTTTTTGTCGCCGCGCGGTATGCGCGCAGGACGTCTGTAGCTGTATTTGAATCTTTTGGCAACCCGGTGAAGGGGCAGAAACGCGCTTCTGGCGCGGTGATCTGTGCGGTGAGCTTTCTGAACGTGGTTTTCATTGTGTGTGTTTTTTTTGGCGTGGCGTGGCCACGTCAGAAAGTTGGCGGATTCGGGGGTGCGGGTCGAGGTATTTCTTCGGGAATCTTTTGCAACTTGTTCGACGTGGAACGGTTTGCGGGCCGGTCGGGTGAGTGGCCAGCGCCGGAGTCCGGCGCGAAGAAGGGCCACGAATCCCGCAACTTGCTAGCAACGCGGTCGGCCAAGCCGGACCCAACCCCATAGAAGCTGATTGGGGATTGGGAGCTTCTATGAAGGAGGGCGAGCGGAGCGAGCGGTGCCCATTTTAAAGCACAACAAGGGTGAGCGCAGCGAGCGCTACCTTTGTTTGGTGCCTTGCTGGGCGTTGCGGGGCGCAGCACCCCGCTAGAATGGGGAGGCAGAGACGCAGGCTCTGCCGGGGGGAAAGGCTTTTCCCCCGTAAGAGAACGCTTACGATTATGACCTATCTCTTCATGCGCGTGCTTGCATGGGTTGAGCAATCAGCCATGAGGATTGTCGCAGGATAGGAGCTAGCGAGATGTATCGTAAGCAATACACGCAGGATGCTGGGAACTAGACAGCAAGCCGTCTGCATTGATTGAGGGTTGCAACCCTGTATCTGGATCGAGGATATGGGATTGAGACCTTGACTGCTGATTGCGTATGGATGCTTGGAACTTTGACCCCTGTTTGTGGTTGGAAGATTGCGGATTGATGTCTTTGGATTGATGCTTGCGTTTGTGGTGTTTGGTTTGTTGGTAGCGAGTTCCAACGAGCGCTAATGGGAGCGAGGTAAAGAGCGGCAGGGTAGCGAGCGGGAGCGAGCG